CCGGGATGTGTGGTGGTGGACAACCCACCTTTTTCCATCCTGAAAAACATATGTGAATTTTATCTGGAACGGGGCATCCCGTTCTTTTTGTTTGCCCCGTCACTCACGGCATTATCCGGCAAGACTACCTGGGACAGAATGAACCATATTATATGCGACTGCACGATCGTGTACGAAAACGGGGCAACTGTGAAGACATCGTTTATTACCAGCTTCGAACCGGAAACGGTAGCGGAGACATCACCGGAGCTGACAAAGCTGGTGAATGATACAGTGGAAAAGCTGAAGCAGGAAAAGACACGGAAATTGTCAAAGTATGATTATCCGGATCATATCGTCACCGCTGCCATGATGCAGAAAATGGCACACTACGGCGTACATTTCAGGGTAAGGCGTGAAGAATGCCAGCTTGTGCGAAGCCTGGACGCCCAAAGAGCCATGAAAAAAGAGATTTACGAGGCAGGGCTTCTGCTGTCAGACCAGGCGGCAGCCAGGAAGCAGAACGCAGAAAAGCAGGCAGCAGAAAATGCCAGAAAGCAGGGGGAGGTTACCATCTGTTATGAACTTTCAGAGCGTGAGAGGGAACTGGTGGAAGCATTAAATAAATCAACACTGTATTAAGAAAGCGAGGATGAAAACATGATTATTACAGGAATGGCACATTTTGAAAGTGTTTGTAAAAAGAAACTGGTTGATTGGTACAACAAGAATGGTTTTGCCGATACACCGGTAACGCCGCCAATTGACTTATCTAACGTATTCGTAGTATGGAGCTGCAAGACTTTACAGAATTACAAGTGTCTTGTATCTACTACGGTGAGCGGTGATGGTATCTATGCAGAGTATACATACAACGGTGATAAGCAGGAACTTTACGAAGATGTGTACAAGAAAGTGCACAATAAATGTCATGAGGAGGAATAAGCGAATGAAAGCAATGTTATCACAGCCAATGGCTGGGAAGAGCGAGGAAGAAATTAAGGCAACCAGAGAAAAGGCAATTGCAGTTTTAGAGGAAAAAGGATATGAAATTGTAAATACTCTTTTCACGGATGAATGGTATAGTAGAAAATCTATGGAAGAACGTGGGGTTGTACAGATTCCATTATGTTTTCTTGCGAAATCACTGGAAAACATGAGCCTTTGTCATGCTGCTTATTTCTGCAAAGGCTGGGAAGAGGCAAGAGGTTGTCGCATTGAGCACGAAGCGGCAACTGCCTACGGTCTGGATATTATCTATGAAGAGTGAGCAGCATTACACCGTCACAAAAGACGCAGACAGGCTTGCACCGAACTGGCTGGCGAGCCGGATCAACTACAAGACAATCAAGTTCATATATCGGAACAATGACGGACACACAGAGTTGAAAGGGGTGAAGATTGGCGATGAAGTGGCACAGATCGGCGACACGGTACAGTTCAACGGCAGACGGTTATCCGTAGAAAGGCGGTGATCCAGATATCTCCCTTTGAGGCACAGGGCTATGTGTCTTATTTTTATGTCTTTTTCTGCCAGACATAAAAGAAGCAGGATGATCTATAGAACACGAATGGCCCGGACGTGAGAACGGATAGGCTGGGCGGAAAGGATAGAAAGATGAAAAACAGATTTTTTGTATGCAACTGCAAAGTGCCAATGAGATTGCAAATTTTCGCAGAAGGAGACGGTGCTGGGGCTGGCGAAGGAAGCAATGGCGGTGGATCCGGAACAGGTGGCGAGGGAGAGCCGGGAGCAGGCACAGGGCCAATGAGCTTCGATGATTTCCTGAAAGGAGAAGGAAATCAGGCAGAATTTGATCGCCGCGTGCAGAAAGCGATTGATACGGCAGTAAGTAATGCACAGCAGAAATGGCAGGCTCTTACGGATGATAGACTTTCTGAAGCAGAGAAGCTTGCAAAAATGAACAAAGAGGAAAAAGCTGCGTACATGCAGCAGAAAAAAGAAAAAGAGCTTTCGGATCGTGAGGCTGTGATCACAAGAAAAGAACTGATGGCAGAAGCTAAGAATACTCTGGCGGAAAAGAAACTGCCGGTAAGCCTGGCAGAAGTATTGAATTATGCAGATGCAGACACTTGTAATGACTCTATCAGTGCAGTGGAAAAAGCATTTCAGGAAGCGGTAGAAGCAGCAGTAAATGAACGCCTGAAAGGTGGAACGCCGCCAAAGAAAGCACCGGAAGGTGAAAACAGTCTTGAAGAACAGATCGAGGCAGCCATGGCAAGAGGGTTCTGAGAACAGAAAGGAAGATGATATAAATGGCAATTAACACATTAGCAGCAGCTACGATTTTTCAGCAGCAACTCGACAAAATCGCTGTACAGGATGCAGTGACCGGCTGGATGGATGCAAACGCCGGACAGGTAAAATATAACGGTGGTGCAGAGGTTAAGATTCCGAAAATGTCGGTTCAGGGCATGGGAGATTATGACCGTGACAATGGCTACCAGCAGGGAAGCGTAACTCTGGAGTATGAAACCAGAAAAATGACGCAGGACCGTGGACGCAAATTCCAGATTGATCCGATGGATGTGGATGAAAGCAATTTTATTCCGACTGCGGCAGCAATTATGGCGGAATTTCAGAGAACACAGGTTATCCCGGAGATTGATGCTTACCGTATCTCTAAGATTGCCTCAGAAGTGATCACAGCCAATAAAGCCGGTATGGTCGAGTATAACTATACACCAGGAGGAACTGGTACTTCTGCACTTAGAAAAGTGAAAGAGGGTATCAAAGCGGTACGTTCAAGCTATAACGGTCCGCTTGTAATTCATGCAACACCAGACTTTCTGATGGAGCTGGAGTTGGAACTTGCAGGAAAAATCAGAGATACTACGTTTTCGCAGGGCGGCATCAATACCACGGTTCCAGGAATCGATAACGTTCCGATTATTCCAACACCTACAAACAGAATGTACACTGCCATTACTGTATACGATGGAAAAACCGGAGGTCAGGAAGCAGGCGGATATACAAAAGGATCAAAGGCGAAAGATATCAATTTCCTGGTAATTCCAAGAACAACACCAATTGCAATTACAAAACAGGATATTATGCGTATCTTTGACCCGTTGACAAATCAGAATGCAAATGCATGGGCAATGGATTATCGCCGTTATCATGACCTGTGGATTCTGGACAACAAACTGGACAGCGTGTTTGTGAACATCAAAGATGCAAACGCCTAGGAGGGTATGACAGATGAGACTGATTAGAGAAAATGTTGAGCGGATTGCCAATACAGAGGCAATGATCGCAAAATTAAAAGCAGACGGGTTTCGTGAAATGGAACCTTTTGCGGATGGGTCAAAAGTGTCTGTTTTTGGTGTGAATCTGGATACAATGACGGTAAACCAGTTGAAAGTACTGGCGAAAGAGAAAGGCTTGGAAGGTTATTCAAGCCTTACGAAAGAAGAGCTCTTGACGGCTCTGAAGGAAGTGGTTTAAGTGACTGATTTTGAGAGAATCAAAATTCTGACTGGCGAAAGAGATGAAGAGCTGGTGGAAGTTGTCCTGGAAGATGCAACAGACTGGGTGCTGGCGTATACCGGACGAAAGAAGATGATCCCGGAACTTAAGAAAACGGTGCGTGATCTTGCCGTGATCGCTATCAACCGCATGGGAACAGAGGGGGAATCTTCAAGAACCGGTGCAGGGGAATCTTACAACTTCGATAATGCACCAAAGCGAATCTATGATGTGCTGAACCGGTATCGGCTGGCACGTGTAGGGGGTGTGGCCTATGAGGCTGAAAAGGAATAGGCTTCGAGAATTCAAACATTTCCAGGTGGTGCAGAAAAAAGATGCAGAGGGTGGAACATATACAGAATATGCTCCGCCTTCTTGTTTTCGGGCGGAAATGTGGACAGCCGGTGGAAAAGTACAGGCAGAAATGTATGGCAGCAGGCTTCCACTTATCCGAAACCTGAGGATTGACGGGAAATATGCGGAAGTACCGGGCAAGAATGGCAAACCGTCATATCGGTTTCAGGAAGGTATGACGGTATCTGTAAATGACGGTATTTCTGTAAACGGCGGCAATGATCCGGATTATAAGGTCGTTGCCATTTATCCTTACACCTATCTTACGCTGGAGGTGGAAAAACTGTGATCATCGGTAAAAAAGAAATTACGGATGCGTTTCAAAAAACGGCAGCAGTGAATATGTATGATGCGGTATCAAAAAGTATCAAAACAGTGCAGGCTGAGGCGAAAACAAGATGCCCGGTAAATGATGGGGAATTGAGAGGGAGTATATACACGGCGATAGAAACCAGCAGCGAAAAGATTGTAGGCATCTGTTACACCAACAAAAAGTATGCACAATATGTGGAATTTGGTACAGGCCCCAAAGGTCAGAAGCAACACGCAGGGATATCACCGGATGTTGCCTATGCCTATGTACAGTCGCCCTGGTGGATCCACGAAAGCATGATCGGGCGGAAGACGGCCGAAAAGTATAAGTGGTTTTATGTGGATACGCCGGACGGCCGATTCTACCAGTGTACCGGACAGGCTGCACAACCATTTTTATATCCGGCACTAAAAAACAATGAACTGGAAATTGCACATTATTTTGAGGAGGCAATCGAAAAGAATTTATGAAAAACGTAAAAGATCAGATCTATTCCGCACTTGTCGGAGCGTTCGGGAATGTAACGGACCAGTACCCAAAAGACTGGGCAGAGCTTCCAGCAGTGCAGTACACCGAAGAAGATAACAAGGTATATGAACATACCGCACAGGGAGAGGAAAAGAGCTATGTACGATATCGTGTAGATATCTGGCATAACCGCTCTACGTCCGAATCTGCACTCAAGGTAGACAAGGCACTGGCAGCACTTGGGCTGGTGCGTACCCTGTGTCAGGACACCCCGGATCCATCTGGGTTGAAACATAAAGTAATGAGATATGAAGCAATCATTGATATGGGGTCAGAAGAAGTATTCTGGCCGAACTAGAAAAGGAGCGTGAAGAATATGCTGGCAAATGGAGCAAAACTTGAATACAAGAAAAAAAGCGATGCATCTGATGCTTATAAAGAACTTCAGGGACTGAAAGAAATTCCAGACTGTGGCATTGAACCGGAAAAAGTAGAAAACACCGGCCTGAAAGATAAAAACAAGCAGTACGAGAACGGTATTGGTGATCTTGGTGACATGACATACAAATTCAAGTATGAAAATAAGAGTGCGACCAGTACATATCGTGTCCTGAGACAGGCACAGGAAAATGGGGATGTACTTAGCTTCAAGGAAACATTAAGTGATGGCACAACCACGGAATATGACGCAGAAGTGTCTGTAAAACGTACGGGCGGCGGTGTGAACGGAGTTGTTGAAGTAGAAACAAAGATGACAATCTGCAGTGATCTGAAAGTTACAGATCCGTCATAAGGAGGGGCGATCAATGGAAAGATTAGAAGGACTGGATGAAGAATTCCAGAAAGAAGAAACAGAAAAAGTAACATCTATCGAAGAAGCAAAGAAAAAAAGACCACCATTTCATTACTGGGAAGTGGCAGGTGTACAGCACAAAATGAAACTTAATACCGGTATGATCACAAAACTGGAAAACAAATACCGTACCAATATTATGACGCTGGTAACGGCGAATGATATTCCGCCGCTTGGTGTTATGCTGACGATTGCCCAGGCAGCTATCGAGCCATGGGAACACGGTACAACGTTCGACAAAGTAACAAAGCTGTACGACAAGTGGCTGGAAGAAGGCGGCAATCAGTTTGATTTCATGGCAAAAGTAATTATGCCGACTATGGCGGTATCCGGTTTTTTTACGCCGGCGATGGCAGAGAGCCTGATGAAAGATCTGGATCAGGCAGATGTGATCCTGTAACAGAAACAGTCACCGAAGAAATCTGGAAACTATACGAAGATGCATTGGATGCAGGAATCAAGGTGCAGGACTTCTGGAATATGTCTATCCCGGAAGTCCACGACTGCATTCGGAGTTATGGACGGCGTGCAAAGATTAAGATCCTGCAGCAGTTCATACAAGCGGAAAGCATCGCAGAGCATATCGGCAGGTATTTGAATTCAGAAAACAAAGCACGCAAACCATGGGACTTCTACCCGGAACTGTTCAGGGAAGAACGAGAACAGTTCGAGGAAAGCAAGCAAGAAGAACAGGTTGTAACAGCTGCCGAAAACCGCCGCTTATATGCCGCAGAGTTCAACAGACGAAGACATCAATAAGAAATAGTGAAAAGGGAAGGAGGTGTGAACATTGAGTGATACACTGCACAGAATGAAAGTCATCATTGAGGCAAACAACGCAAAACTGAAACAGGCAATGAGAGAAGCTACAAGCGTTGTGAATAACACAGTTTCTCAGATGAACACCAGCACATCAAAAATCGAAACACCTGGCAGTGCGGCAAGTGCCGAACTGTCGGAGGCGATGAGAAACGTTAAAAAGAGCCTGAGTGAGTTGCAAACACCGGAAGATGCATTGAATACGGACAGTTCCGTAAAAGCTATTAAGAATATGCAGGATGCGGTGCAGCAGTCACAACCAGTGTTTCAGAATGATGATCTGAGACAGTCGGCAAAAGAGACAGAAGATATTGTCAGAAGTACAGCCGCAGATATCAACAACAGCATGAATGAAACTCAGGAACCAGTTCGCCAGACAATGAGCGAAAATATGCAAATGATTCAAAATATGCAGAACCTTATAAAAAGTTCCTGGAAAGATATGGTCAATGGTACGATCTGGAAGCAGGCTACCGGACAGATAAGAGACTATGTCAGGGAAGCACAGGTCGCAGCAGGCATCCGTGTATACAATCCAGAATATGAACAGTTATGCAATACTATTGCAAAAACAGAGATGGAGCAGGAAAAACTGATCCAGAAAATGAACAGCATGGATGCGAGCAAGCGTTTTGTGCCAACACAGGAGTTTAAAGACCTAGAAGCCAATATTGCAAAGACCGAATCCGCTTACGCAAAGCTGGAAGAAAAGCAGAAGGCATTAGAGGCAGCAGGAAAAGCGACGGTTCCGAGTGCTGATTACAGCGAAGTGAAGGCTCATTATGATGATGCACAGGCAAGACTGGAGAAGTTAATTGCGAAGCAAAGAGAATGGTTGGATCTCGGATTTAAGCCTGGCGACGGTGGTGCAATGACTGGTCTGACGGAGCAAATCAAAGAAGTTGAAACGGAAATGAAATATCTAAAAGGTGAAATGAAAGACCTTGAGGATAACGGAAAAGCAATGATACCGACGGATCAGTACCGTGAGAACACAAACCAGCTGTCTATCATGCGGAACAAATTGAAAGAATACAAAGACCTCAGAAGTTCTATGTTGCTGGATGGCTCCAACTTGCAGGAGTCTGAACAATATCAGAGGGATGGAGTTGCACTTTCAGATCTTACGAACCGACTGCGAGAATACAATGCCGAACGAAGGAACATGGAGAACAGTGGTACAGATATCCAGACACCGCATCTTGCGGACGGAAGTGTATTTGCGACCATGGGAGCGACAGCACAAGCAGCATTTGAAGACATGACAGCAAGTATCAGGAAGGCACGGGCGGCGGCAGTATCTGCAATCCAAAGTATTCCGGTTGTCGGTCAGGTTGCGTCCAGTGCTGCATATATCGGCTCGAGAGCATTTAAAGCTATGAGTGCTGTTATGAAAGGTGTCGGTCCCGCTATAAAAACAGCATCCGGTGCATTCGGGGCATTACTTAAAAAGTTCACAACCGGATTGCCAGGAATCCGGAAATTTGCCGGAGGAATCAAGCAAGGAAATAATGCTCTCAGTGGTGGAATTGGAAAATTACTCAAATACGGTCTTGGTATTCGAAGTATGTATGTATTGTTCAGCAAGCTTCGAAATGCCCTGGTAGATGGTTTCAAGAACCTTGCAAAGAAGAACAGCGAAACAAACGCAAATCTTTCAGAATTATCAGGCGGATTGCAGCAGTTGAAAAACAGCCTTGCGACTGCATTTTCCCCGATTCTCAATACGATCACACCGGCATTATCAACGCTGATAAATTATCTGGTGCAGGCATGCAATGTTGTTGGGCAGTTCTTTGCAGCTCTTACCGGACAGAAGACATACACTACTGCCTCTAAGGTGCAGAAAGATTATGCCGCCAGTCTGGACAAGACCGGTGATTCTGCAGCTAATGCGGCAGATAAGGTCAAAAAATCCCTGATGGGGTTTGATGAGATCAATAAGCTGGATGATGACAGCAAAAGCAGTTCCGGTGGATCATCCGGAAGTGACGGCGGAAGTTTCGAAGAGAACGAAGTTACAAATAAATATGCAAATTTCGCCCAGATGATCAAGGATGCATGGGCAAACGCAGATTTCACGGAAATAGGAAAAATTGCCGGACAGAAGCTTAATGCGGCCCTTGAAAATATCCCATGGGATGACATCAAAAAGACCTGCAATAAGATTGCAAAATCAGTAGCAACATTCTTGAACGGTTTCATGGAAGGGACAGATTGGAACCTTGTAGGAAAGACGATTGCAGAAGGCGTGAATACTGCGGTAGGAACAGCCTCTACCTTTGTGACCAATTTTGACTGGAGTAAGCTGGGAAAATCCATAGGGCAAACTGTTGACAGTGCCATTAAAAATATAGACTGGTCACTAATTGGGAAAACGTTTTCTGATACGGTGAAAGGTTGGTTGACAACATTTTGTGAAGCAGTGGAAAGCATTGATTGGAATAATGTTGGACAATCTGTAGTCAAAATGCTTGTTGCGATTGACTGGGCTGGTATTTTACAAAAAGTTTCAAAAGCTATATTGGAGGTGGCTGCATCAGGAGTTGACTTTGCAGTTGGTATTGTTACAGGGTTACTCAAAGATGTTCCGGGAGAAATTAAAAATTGGATAAACAAGAAAAAAGACGAATGCGGTGGAAATCTTATCCAAGGTATTTTTGAAGGAATTAAAAATGCACTTAACAATGTTAAAAATTGGTTTGTGGAACATGTTTTTAAACCAATTACAGGTGCATTTAAAGAAGCGTTTGGTATTAATTCTCCATCAACAGAATTTGCAAAGCTTGGTGGATTTTGCATTGAAGGACTTTTTCAAGGTATTGCCAAAATTCCGGGTAATATTGCAGAAATCTGTAAGAATATTTGGAATGGTTTTAAAGAAGGCTGGGACAAATTAGGCAAAAAAACCTTAGAAATCGGTGCAGCTATTAAAGATGGTGCAACAGGACTGTGGAATGGATTACAGAAATCCTGGGGAAATGCGAAAAACAAAGCACTTTCCGTTACTGCCACAGTAAAAACAAAAGCAAAAACACTTGCCAATACTGTGAAAACAGGATGGAACAAGCTAAAAGAGAGGTCAAAAAAAGTTGGATTGGTTGCTTATGTATCAAACTCCATATCGAGTCTGGCAAACAGTGTACAAAATGCATGGGGAGCCAGCAGAACAGTACCATTGCATGTGCAAATTGCCAACATGAACGAAATCCAACAGAAAGTTCAAGATATTGTTGATCCACTTAGAAAAGTCAGAGTGACTTATAACCCAACGCAAAAAGCTACTGGCGGTCTGTATTCAGGCGGACGTTGGCATAATATAGCGGCGTATGCAGCTGGTGGATCACCGGGAACAGGTCAAATGTTCATAGCGAGAGAAGCGGGGCCGGAATTGGTAGGAACAATCGGTGGCCATACAGCTGTTATGAACAATAACCAGATTGTATCGTCCGTGGCAGCGGGTGTGTATTCAGCAGTTGTTTCAGCGATGAAAGCGGTTGACGGAGCACAGTCTACCCCTACATTCAATATTTACGTTGGCGGTCGAAAGGTCACAGACGTAGTCGTAGAAGAAATCAATCACAGAACAAAATCGACAGGCGTATGCCCGATATTGGTTTAACCGGTACCGTCCGAAAGGGCGGTACTTTTTGAAGAAATGAGGTGACAAAAAATGGTCGCATCCATCACGATCGACGGTGTTGCCATGCCGGAACCGAAATTAAATGGTCTGAAAATTTCACGAAATAAGATCTGGTCGAAAAATGCAGGGCGTGGAGCAGATGGAACAATGACCGGCGATATTATAGCCCTGAAATGGAAGTTGGAAATTGAGTTTCTGCCGCTTACAGATGCACAGATGGTAACAGTAGAAGCGGCTGTTGAACCAGCATTTTTCAATGTAACTTTCCGAAGCCCTAAGACCGGAAAGAACATTACAGCAAATATGTATGCAGGCGATCTTACATGTCCGGTATACACCTATGTCGGAGGGAAGCCACGGTATGTAGGTGTCACGGTAAACCTGATTGAAAAATAATTATCAGGAGGGAGGTACAAAATGCTTCAAGTTAATGAAATATTCAAAAATGCAGTAGAACAGGACAGCAGAACATTTAAGGCAAGAGTCGTTCTGGGGAAAGATATTTTTGAGGGTATCAAAAGTTTTGCACTTCATGCTGCCTCGAACAATTCTGCTCATATCAGTATCGGCGGAGCTGTGGCAGCCAGTGTACAAGTCAAAATGGAAGCAACAACCATTTCTCTCGAAAGTAAAGAAATAACGTTACAGATCGGCGTATTGTCCGGCACGGAGTATATATACTGTGACCTTGGAAAATTCACACCGGAAAAAGTGAATAATGATGACGGAATTATCAATTTTTGTGCATATGACAGGATGTATGTGAAGTTTTCAAAAGCATATGTAAGTAAATTGGAATACCCGGCAGACGGAAAAGAAGTGCTGAAAGAGATTAGCAACATGTCTGGTGTACCGCTTGCAAGCAGCATTGATAATCTTCCGTCCGGTGTCAAAATTCCGAAGCGTTGGAAAGAAACGGAAACAACGTATGATGACGAAGGCAATGAAATCACACAAGGGAATTATGTAAACCCATTCGACGGATATACCATGCAGGATGCCCTGGGGTATGTTGCACAGTTCTATGGAAAATATTGTGTCATTAATCGAAATGGTGAAATTGAACTTCGTTGGTATGAACAGGCGGATTATGAAATATCTGCATCCAGATATTATGATGATCTGAAAAAAAGCGAAAGTCTGTTCAAGCTTGGCAGAATCCAGTGCGATACGGCAACCGTAACATTACTTTCCGGCGTGGGCACTGTAGGAATACAGATTGAGAATCCGGTTATGACGCAGCCCGTCCTTGATAAAATTTGCAATCAGCTGAAAGATTTTACTTTTCAGCCTGCTTTGGTATCTTTTCTTGGAGATCCACGTCTTGACATAGGAGATATCGTTACTATTCACGATAAATACGGAGGAAAAATTAAGATCCCGATTATGAAGCTGTCGATGGATTATGATGGTGGATTAATTACAGAAATTGAAAGTCAGGGAAAAACGGAAATTGAATCCGGGAGCATAAGTAGCAGTAAAGGACCAACAGCACAGGCGATTGAACGGCTGAACATAGAATTGGTTGCAGCGAAAGAAATCATAGGACAGAAGGCAAGCTTTGATGATTTGAAAGCAACAAAAGCTACATTCGATAAAATGAGTGCGAGTTATGGTGAATTTGCAGATCTGACCATCAAAAGACTGGAAGCCGGAGAAGCAAACATAGAACAGTTGAAAACAGAAAATGCAAATATCAGTGGGCGTTTGACGGCAGGCGAGGCAGAGATCAAAGTTATTAAGACAGATAAGGCAAATATAAAAGATCTGGACACAGCGAATGCCAGAATTGATAGTATTTCCGGAAATTTAGCTGATTACAAGGTGATAATAACCGGAAGACTTGAGGCTGTAAATGCGGTTCTTGGTTCGTTAGATGCAAATTATGCAAAGATAGATCTTGCAAATATCAAAAACGGAAGTATTACAACTGCAATGATAGGTGTCGGTGTTGTAGGTTCTGCTCAAATTGCAGACGGATCTATTACCGATGCGAAAATAGTGGAGCTGACAGCCAACAAAATCACTGCCGGTACATTATCGGTGGAAAGGCTGATCATCTGTGGCGATAAGAATTCGATCATCTATGCAATCAATAATGCAGGTGAACTGGTATCTCAGAATGTAAATACGATAGATGGTGATGTACTGACCAAGAGAAGCATAACTGCAGATAAGATTGTGGCAGGTGCCATTACTGCCAATGAAATTGCGGGAAAGACCATCACAGCAAATAAAATTGCAACAGGTGCCATTACCACAGGCGAACTGGCAGCAGGCAGCGTGACAGCAGAAAAAATCAAGGCAGGTGCAATCAGTGCAGATAAGATAGCAGCAGGTGCAATCAGCGTAGATAAATTAACTTTTGGATTAAACAGTAATTTATATAATCTTGGATATGATAATTTTGCAACAATCACGGGAAGTACATTGCTTTCATATTTTGAAGACTATCAAGTAAAGGTAGCAACAGAAGTAAAAGAATGTGGAGGATCATTTTTTGCACAAGCACCTAACGTTCCCGGGACCAATGCACTATGGCTTGACGGAAGAGAAACAACAGAAATCTTGCAATCAAAAAATGGATTTATTTTAGGGAGCAGTAAAAAACATGATGGTTTCATAACCTTAATTCCTGGGAAAAAGTACCTGATTTCTTTTTATATAAGATGTCCTTATCTTTCTGAATCAGAAAACAGAGGAATTGAGTTTTTGATATGGGAAAGCAAAGAACGTAGCCATTTGTATAATGGAAATATCTTAGCATCTAAGAAAGGTGAATATGTTTTTTGTGGTTTGCAATGGGAAAGGAAAACAATAAAATACACGTGCGTTAAAGATTTTCCATATATAGCATTAGGTTTTGGTTATATGGAAGCTGCTTTGTTTATAGTTTCTGGGATTCAAGTCGAACAGGTGGAAGATCTTGATACAGAACCAAGCCCATTTTCCGTGTCAAATGTACAGACTGTAGATGCAAAAGATCTGGAAAATGACGGTATAGTTGCTATCAGTGATAATCTCGGTACATTCCAAAAAGGTGTACTAAAATCCGGAAATTATAGCGGTTCTTCTGGAGAATCATTTCCAAGCAGTGGATTTCTTATAGATCTGAACAATGGCTATATTAATACGCCTAGGTTGCGTGTTGCGAGTAACGGAAAGACATACTGTAATTGCAACGGTATAGCAGTAGACGTGAATACATTAGTTGGAAATTATGCAAACTGCTATACATCAGCATCAACAGCGGCAAAAACGGTCAGCCTGTCAGGTTTTGAGCTGGTTGCAGGTGCAAGAGTCTGTGTACGTTTCAACTACGCCAACACGGCCACAAATCCAACACTGAACGTTAATGCTACCGGAGCTAAACCGATCTACTATAAAAACAGCAATATCCCGGCAGAACTGATCGAGCAGTATACAGTCCTGGAATTGGTCTACAGCGGATCATACTGGTACGTGGTCGGAAACATGAATATCCTGACCAATGGCGACAGCATAAATATTGAATGTTTCACGGCTGGCTATGTGACATCCGCAGGCAAGGAAGTGCAGTTCTGCATTCCGGTATCGACACCGATTGTCGGCTGCAGTTCTGTTAGCATAGCATCGGCAACCGGACTGCAGATCCGGCAGAATGGGAATTATATTTATGGTGGCAATGCATCCACGCTGGTAGCGGCATCGTCCTACCGGGGCGTTGTCAACCGTAATATGGTATCTATTGCCGCAACGATGCCGAATACAACCAACGCAGTCAACAATGCACCATGTGGTGTGCATGCGGCATTGAAGCTGACATTTTCATAGGAAAGGGGAACAGGAATGGCTATAACAGAGAACTTAAAAAAGATACTGGCGGCAGTCTACGGGCGGGATGTCCGGCAGTCGATCCATGACAGCATCCAAGAATGTTACAATAACGCTGAGGCGTGTAAGAGTTATACAAATGAGCACGTAAAAGATATGGAAACAAAGATGGCAGGTATTACAGGACAGAGTAAGGCGTTGATGGCAAAAACACGCAAGGATGTCCGGAATGTACAGGCAATTTTTTCAGTAGAAAAAACAGTGTCTATCACAGACGGCAAACTGTGGGAAGCACAAGATGCTGGCAGTTCGTGTGTACTTATGGAAGGGGCAAAAACACAGTGTACAACACTGAATGTACAACGAGGCGAACGGTATATTATACATACGAGCATGGTATCACGAGCCGGTAGTGGACGCGGAAAATATCCGATTATTTTTGCAGTTGATAACAGCAGTGCCGGATTCACAATGGTTTCAGCTGTAGAAATCGAAGAAGAAGGGGACTGTGATTATATCGTTACTGTTCCGGATAATGCAAAGTATATGATGATATCAGCCAACGAGAACGGCGAAGGTATCTGGGTGCGAAGAATCAATGTTCTCACAGAGTAACAAGAAAGGAAAGACTAACGAGGATGAAAAAAGAAATGGTTTGCACGATCACAGGAGCAATCGGTGGGACGATTGCTTATTTTTTTGGAGGCTGGGATCAGGCTCTTGTAACTTTAATCATTTTCATGGCAATTGACTACATATCCGGTCTGATTGTTGCCGGTGTGTTCCACAACAGCAAGAAGACGGAATCCGGAACACTGGAAAGCCGGACAGGCTGGAAAGGTCTGTGCAGGAAATGCATGACGCTGCTGTTTGTTCTGGTGGCATACCGGTTGGATCTGGCGATCGGTGTGGATTACATCCGTGATGCGGTGATCATCGGGTTCATTGCCAATGAATTAATCAGCATCGTTGAGAATGCCGGATTAATGGGCATACCACTTCCGGCAGTGATCGCCAATGCAATCGACATATTGACACAGAAAGCAGAAAAGAAAGGGGACGCGTGAGCGTCCTCTTTTGTTATCACGAAAAACAATGGAGGAAAGACATGAACGAATTATTAAAAATTAATTATGAGACAGAGCAGCGACAGTATCAGCAAGAGATCTACACGCAGGTCTGGAAATTAAAAGTAAATATGCTGATTGGTTTAAAAATATGTCAACATATGGTTTTACTGAAAATGAGGACTACATGACGGTTTCTAAAAATTTAGAAAACGGTGGAAGAATCATAGAACACTTCATTTCTGTAGATATGGCAAAGCAGATCTGTATGATCCAGCGAAACGAAAAGGGCAGACAGTACCGCCAGTATTTCCTTGACCTGGAAAAAGCATGGAACACACCGGAACAGATTTTTGCCCGTGCTTTGAAAATGGCAGATCAGCAGATTGAGAAACTGAAAGCAAGTAATGCAGGTCTGCTGACAGATGTACAGCGTATGAAACCAAAAGAAGTATTTGCGGATGCCGTCAGCGTGTCAAATACCTGTATCCTGATCGGGGAACTGGCAAAGATTCTGAAACAGAATGGCGTAGATATCGGACAGAGCAGACTGTTCGCATGGATGAGAGAAAACCGTTTTCTGATCAGCAGAAAAGGAACCGATTATAATATGCCAACGCAGAGAAGCATGGAAGCCGGTCTATTTGAAATCAAAGAACGGACAATCAACAATCCGGACGGCAGTGTCCGGATCACAAAGACCGTGCTGGTAACAGGGAAAGGTCAGCAGTATTTTGTAAATAAATTTCTGGAATAATGAAAAAACCCTTGACTTTTGTCATGACATAAGTTATAATAGAGACAGTTAAGGAAGACTTAACGAGTAAGGTGGCAGGTGCCGGAAAGGAGAAGCAAATGGAAGAAGATATGAACTTAGGTGAACAGCTCAGAGATCTGGCAGAAGAAAACCAGACAAGAAAAATCCTTGAAATCCTCAATACTTGCGAAACACTTGAGGAAGCAAAGGAAAAAGTAAAAGCCCTGCTCAATAAATAAGCAAGGCTAATCCAAAAAGCAGGCGGTACTTGCCACCGCCTGCACCCAATAAGAACATAACACAGTTCAGGGAAAATGGCAAGAGTCAAGAGGTGGTAAAAATAGAAAAGAAAATGGGACGTCCGACAGATGCTCCCAAAAGTTACCGTGAAAGCTTCCGGTTGTCAGAAAATGATATGGAGAAAATACGCTTTTGCATGGAGAAAACAGGGGCAAGTAAAACGGATGTCGTCAGAATGGGAATAGAGGCATTATACAAAGAATTGAATCAGTAAACAGATATAACGAGAGAGCTTGGAAACAGGCTCTCTTTTTGTATACAAAAAAAGAAAGGCAGGTAGAAACTATGAACAAAATCAACCGCATGATCTCAAATTACAATTATAATCCCGGCAATATCTCCAGAATCAAATACATCGTGATCCACTACGTCGGAGCATTGGGCGGAGCACAGGAAAATTGTGCATACTATGGTGGTGGCAACCGTGGGGCATCTGCACACTATTTTGTCGGTTTCGCCGGCGAAATTTGGCAGTGCGTGGAAGATCGGAATATCGCCTGGCATTGTGGGGCGAGCAGCTATAAGCATCCAGAATGCAGAAATGCCAACAGTATCGGAATCGAGATGTGCGTGCGAAAGAAGAACGCGGCGAGTCTTGGGGCAACAGATAAGGACTGGTATTTTGAAGGAGCAACAGTACAGTCTGCTATTGAGCTGACCAGATACCTGATGAAAAAATATAACATCCCTGCAGATCATGTTATTCGCCACTATGATGTAACCGGAAAAATTTGCCCGAATCCGTATGTATACAATACAGGTACGTATACATGGGATGCCTTCAAACAAGCCATTTCTGGGCAGAGTGGCGATATTCTTCCAGCAACCGACAAACCATGGTACCGTGTCCGCAAGACCTGGAAGAATGCCAGCAGTCAGATCGGGGCATTTAAAACGATGAAGAAAGCCAAGCAGTGTGCAGATCAGCATACCGGTTATCATGTCTACAACGATGCCGGTAAAAAGGTGTACACATCCGCAAAACTCCCATACAATGTGCGGCCGAAAACCGCAAATGTTCCAATTAGGACAGGAGCGGCCAAAACATACAGTGCTGCCAGAACGTTTTTGCAGCCAGGTAAGTACGTGATCACCGAGGAAAAGAACGGATTCGGCAAGCTGAAAAGCGGTGCAGGATGGGTATATCTTAAGAAGGTAGAGAGGGTGTAGTAGAATGGTGGCATTGCCACCGATTTGCCACCGACAGAGAAATGTAAGATACAGAAACAAAAAGATTTAAAGATTGAACTATTGCATAAACATAGATTTTTAAGTATTATTGAGGATGTGCAGGGCGGTGTAAGACTTAACTATTAGACCTATAGATATACGGTGCACGTAGAAAGTGCAGTAAAACTTGTGAGGGAAAACCAACGAATAGAAACAAGGGTGAAATAACAATCCGGAATTTCCGGATAGTTCAAACCGAAGGTTCTCGTCAGGTCACACGCGATACCAAGGACTACACCATCAAAGGCTGGGTGATAGATGATGAACGACTGAAACGAGGAACGAAAGCTTTACATGATCCGAAGCTGAGAGTAGAGCTTCTGGCAACGAAGAAAGCATCACAGCCATTTGCGGCATTTTGCAGCAAATGCAGGAAACTTGGATATGAGATTTATGATATGGATCTGATCACGGCAGGGGAAGAGGCTTATGCAGCCATGCGGCGAAGCACAAACGGGGGCGGCGAGAATTCTCCGATGCTGGAAGGGGAAGATGACCTTTACGAGCTGTTTTTTGCAGGATTGTAGGCGACTGTAAGAAGAACCATATAAAAAAGACCTCATACAATTCTTTTGAATAAGGATTGCATGAGATCTTTTTTTATGAAA